CGTGACAAACAATGCCACTGTCGGTGGTACCCTGGCTGTTACAGGTGCTGGATCATTCTCTTCTACTCTTTCATCTGGGGCTGCCACCCTTGCCAGTGCCACCGTGACAAACAATGCCACTGTTGGTGGTACTCTGGGTGTTACAGGTGCTGCAACATTCTCTTCTACTCTTTCATCTGGGGCTGCCACCCTTGCCAGTGTCGGTGTGACTAACAATGCCACTGTTGGTGGCACTCTAGGTGTTACAGGCATTGCAACGTTCGATGCTGAAGTGGATGCCCTCGCCTTTGCTACCACCTCTGACGCTCGTCTCAAGAAGGATGTCGTCGAAGTCGTCGATGCTCTTGCCAAGGTGAAGGCCCTTCGCCCCGTGGAGTATAACTGGATCTCCTCCGCTAACCTCAATCCCTCCTGCAAAGAGCTTGGCTTTATTGCCCAGGAAGTGGAAGAGGTGGTTCCTGCCGTTGTTGCTACGGGGGATGATGCCGATGCCACCAAGCGTGTCGCCTACGATCGCCTCACCTCTCTTCTTGTCGCTGCCGTCAAGGAACAGTCCGCCGTCATCGAGGCCCTCCAGGCCCGTGTCGCCGCTCTTGAATCCCGCGCCTAAATAATTAATTCTATACATTCTTACATAAATCATTCATTGATGTAAAAATGATTCCTTTGAAAGCTCTTGTATTTTTACTCTTTCTACTCCTTTTAGCAGGTGCTTTACTCACTGCTGGATTTGTTACCGATAATATGAAATATGTATACGGAACTATCGGTATTGTTGGAATTATGCTCTTCTATGTATGTGTTTATTGCATTTATAAAAATAGTAAAAAAGAACTCCCCATTGTTAGCACAGAGCAACCAGTTTTAACAGGAATGAAAAAGAATAAGAGTGATACAAATTTAGAATTATTAGAATCTGCCTAAATACGTTGATCCTTGTAAAATTAATATGCGTCCTTTTCTTGCTTTGTTTGCCCTTCTAACAGGAGTTCAGTCCTTGACTGTACATATTTATTCTACGGGAGGAACAACGGTTGAATTTGTAGAGAATGTTCTAGTGGCAAAGACAGGTGAGGAGAGTCCCAATGGTTGCACCACGTTTACGGTAGGGAGTGGAACGGGATGTGATTGGATGTGCAATTATTGTGCTGATCAGCTAGGAACAAATAACTATTATTTTACGGATGGTATTTGTACGTATGAACCTGGTGGATGCGTAGGATCTCCTGTATCAGGAAACTCGTACACATGCTGCTCTGCTTAAAAAAATGAATAATTTATTTTTACCTTTTATAAAAGTAAAAATAAATATGCCAAAGAAATCCAAAACCTTAATCTTTTATTTTATAAATGAAAATGAAGGTGGACTGGATCCTATTTATAAGGAGGATGGGTTAGAGTATTGGATGTGTCCCAAAGGAGTTTCATTGGAACGATTTGATGCCGCAGAAGAAGCTATTTGGAAGGCCTTGGCAAACGCCTATGAACTTAAAAAAGATGGATTGACATATGATGAAATTAGTACGGTGGTGAAGAGTGTTTTACCGTAACGAAAAGTTTACCAGAAGGAAATATAAAATCCATCTTCTGCAAATGTCTTGAATGCTGCACAAAACTGCCGATGTTTTTCACGTGTCCAAAATAGATGCAAATTTTCTTCTACAAGTTTTTCTACTAGATCATCGTATGGATGAATGGATCGAATGATGTCTTTGACAGGAATTGTATCCATTTCGGGAATATCTTCGCCAAAGAGAATTTGTTTTAATTTATTATTCCATTTTTCATGATTTGTAAAATAGGGACGATGTTCGGCCGCAACAGGCGCCCCTGTATACGGAAATGGAAGTCCTGTAAACCGATCAATCATCGCAACACATATAATTGTATATGTAAAGCCCATTCTCTATTATTGATACTAAAAAGAATATTTAGATGTTCTATCAATTTTTAGATACATTTTATATACTTCCGTATTCGTTACTATGGTTTGGATTTCAATATGAACCAACTATACATGTAAAAAAAAGTATGTTTCTATTTATAGCAGGATCGGTCGCACTCTTACATTCTCTTGATATATCATACCCATTAGCTTTCATATATGTTTGTTTATTTATGGAAATTGCAATTCGTATATTTATAATATTATAAACCAAAAAACCCTCTTCTCTTCCTAAAAGGAGAGACTAAAGGAACAAAACTAATTGTTATTTGTATTTATACTCTGTGCGGGATTTGAACCCGCGGCCTCCAGATTAAAAGTCTGGCGCTCTACCAGACTAAGCTAACAGAGTAATTACTTGTCTATATAGTGAAAGTGTCATCAATATTTTTCGAAAAAACAACTAATTTATTCGCATTCGATTATTTCGCGATCGAGAAGGATGGTTTCATTATCCTCCTCGTCTTCAATCATGTCTCGAATAGCATTTATGTCATGATCGTTATCTTCCATAAAATGAGAAAGCCAAAACTCCTGAAACTCCTCATCATCAAATCCAGCCTCAAAGAAGTAGTAGATCGTAGAGAGGATCTCTTCAAACTCGTACCATTCCTCCAACAAGGGTTCCTCGCGGTGGTATAGTTCGAGAAGATTTTGTCCAATCAATCCAGCATTGAAGATTATATCGAGATAATTAGGTGGAGCGATTGGAAGAAGTGGCATTTGGTAGCTTAGACTATATTCTTTTATTGAAATATATAGAATCAATTTTAAAAGAGATTCTAAACTTATTCGCGATAATTTACAAAGCAAATTATCGCGAATAAGGTTAGTATGGCGTGTGAACGATGTCACAAACTCATGCCCTCTCTACCCGAAGCGGTGGTATGGGGGCCGCCCTTGTGGACACTCTTACATGGATTAGCTGAAAAGAGTGATCGAATCGTAAAACCTCATACACCAGATTATACCGTGCGGCAATGGATCCGTTTATTGGAAGCGTTGCCTATGAGTCTTCCTTGCCCCATTTGTCAAACTCATGCTGCCGAATGGATTAAGGCCCATCCTGTCCACCCCCTTTTAAAAGTATTGAATTTAAAAGAATGGTTGGTAGAATGGTTGTATCAATTTCATGAAACAGTTAATTTGAATAGAGGAGTTTCTTCCTTTGATCGAACCCTCTTACAGGATACTTATAAAGATGTACCTTTACGAGATTTGTTAGAGTCGGTAAAAGAGATTGTTACAAAAGCAAAATTGATTGGAGGAACAGGATTTCTTCAATGGAAACAATGGGTTGGAATGATGCATATGCTGTTAACAATCCACGGTGTATAAAAATTGATACAAATTAGCTGCATTTATACTACGTCAACCCTTTTATTATGAGTTTACTAGATAATGACGCCATAGGAAAAGCGCAATTGTTGGAATACATGGATATAAATCGAACTGCATCTGACATACAAGAAGTACGTACTGCATTGTATAATACATTTGCCACGCTTATACAATATCCAAGTATTTTAAGTAAACATAAAAATTTGAGAAATATTGTTCAAATCAGACTTAGTGAATTTCTAAATACTCCTGATATTTCTTCCAATCTAATAGATATTTTACTAGAAGTACAATATCTAATAAGTATTCTTAAAACTCGTTCTGATTACGTAGATTAACTACGCAAACAGAATCCCTTTGTTGTATGTGGTTTTCCTTTAGGAGTACTCATATGCAATAGAATGGCTTTAATTCGATCCGTTGCTGTAGCCGTAGAAATTGATAAATACGTGGCTACCGCTTTTGCTAATTCTTGAATTTGGATTTCATTTTCTGGAGAAAGAGTTGAAATAGCTAGAAGAGCGGTAGCTGTTTCACGACTTCGATCATCTTCCAACGGTCGAAACAAATCTTCAGGAATTTCTAAAGATTCTTCCCCTTTCAAACGGCGAAGAAGAAATTGAACATTGGCTTCCGCTTTTTCAACACACTCTGACATCCAACTCATAGCCTCACCTAGCCTGGCTTTATGAGTTTTCCATTCTGTCTTTCTGGTTTGAGCCTCTTCTACCGATCGTTGCAATTCTCTTAAAAGTGTTTCCGTCGTCATAGACGCCTTGTCCTTTCCTAGCTCTTTCCACACCTCAAACATGGGTCTCAATGATTGTAAAATATCATTTGCATCCCCTGAAAATTCAAATCGACTTATATATACATACAATACTCCCTCCTCAAATTCAAATTGACGATCCCCTGTAGAAGTTTTTCCAGTAATATCCGTAGTTCTTGACAACATTACCGCAATCGAAACCTGTTTATTTTCTCGAATATCTCGTAAAAACTTTTCAATTTCCTTTGTCGGTACTTTGTACGAATAATCCTTCACCTCCCATAAAATAGATGTATCATAAAAAGAAGTAATAAAATCAGCTTCATGTCCTGTAGAAGTTCTAGAACCACTATGAATACTAAACTTAGGAATAGCACTATAAGCTCGTAGTAAATGATCTCTAAAAATAGTTTCATACTCCGCTCCCTTTTCTTGAGAACTCGATGGTTTAATCTTCCTCCTTAAAAAATCATTCAACGATCTATACTCTTCTTGCAGTTTAGTTAACATTTCTTCTGTTTTAGAAAGTTGTTCTTGTTTAGCAGCTAGAACAAGATTCATGGATTCTTTGATAGACATACGTTCACGTTCTAGATCTGTTGAACGATCTTTTTCTAATTGAATTCTTCTTAGTTCCAAATTATGATTTTGTTCTCTCAAAGTAGTTAGCTCTCGTTCCACTTGCTGAAGAGTTTGCTCTTTTACTTCTTGAATTATTTTTTTCTGAGTTTCTGAAGCCTCTTTCTTTAGAGACGCCGTTTCTTCTCGTAACATCTTTTCATGTTCCTTTTCCAATCTTGTAATCTCTTTCTGCGACTCTAACATCGATGATTTGATCTTATGAAGTTCTGCTGTTAGGTCTGCCTGTTTTGCATCCGCTTCCTCTTGTTTCTGTTTCAACAATTCTGCAAATTCAGAATCTTTTGCAGCCGCTACCGTGGTAGGCACCGTTTCTGCTAAAATGGCTCCTAATGATAAAGCCTGTTCTACAAGGGTTGTATTAGTAGATTGATATATAGAGGGTACGGTAAAACTAGGTGATACATGTAGTGTTATCTTTTTTGATTTACTCATACTACTTCTTATACTATAAAAGGTAGTTTGAGTTTAGATGTTTAAAATTGATTTAAATCCTAGAGAATTATATATCTGTAAATCTCACCATGGCAGTAGAACTTCATCTGAAGAATGTTACATCTTTTCGAACGGCGATCCATGCCTTGGTCGATCATCTTCCTGAAGTAAATCTTCAATTTACCAAGGACGGTCTTTCCATTCGTGGAATGGATAGTGGTCGAACGAGTCTACTTAATTATTTCTTATCCAAACAGGATTGCACTTCTTACAAATGTCAAACATCGCATGTTGTAGGGATTCATCTGATGTTCTTAGACCGAGTTCTAAAAATTACCTCCTCGGGGGAAGAAATGACACTTACCATCAAACCTGGATCTGATACAATTTCAATTCTGTGCAAAGAGGGAACGGTTCAACGATTTTCTGAAATTCCTACATTGGATATTGAAGTGGCTGAAATTGGTGAAGCCGATGAATCCATCTTTACCACTCATATTACTATGAGTACATCTAAATTTGTAAAATATATTAAAGATTTTAATAAATATGGTGCAGATAATATTCTATTTCAAGTAAATGAAGATGGTTTTACAATTGGAGTCAATGGCGATATGAAGGGGAGTGTTCTCTTTGAACTTAGCGATGATTGCGATATTACTACTGAAGATGAGATTGATAAAAGCGAATATTCTCTTAAACTACTTCATGGAATTTTGGTAGGAGCTGCGGATCTTTCTCCTACCCTTCAGATCTCCTTTCACAAAGATACACCCGTTCGATTCACCTTCCTCTTCGGTAAATCTAAATTTACCAGTTATACGGCCTCTAAACTTATAGATGATTAACCAGAGGCATAGGACAGAGTCCATTGCCGAGCTGTCTCATC